TTACTCTTTATTTATATAAATTTCTTCTGTTTCTTTTTGTACCTTTTTAATCCTTTCTTTTATATTTTCCAAATCGTTCATAATATCTGTAAGTTCATTAAATAGCTTTGTATACATTTCTGTTGTTATATTCATTTTAATTCCTCCTTATAAAAAAGTGTTTTGAAAAACACATCAACTCCCGGTCTCCGCTGTCCGCTCCGGTCGTTGATAGGCGCTTGCCACCGGCAAGCATCAACCCTCAATCTTGAGGGGATTAAGGTGCACTTTTGTGTAATATAGGAAATTACAACATAAAAGTAGTAATTTCCTATAAGATAAAAATAAAAAGCGTAGTCTCAAAACAGAGACTACGCAAAAAACGCAGTGACTCTGTTTCTAAGTTGCTACACTATTTAAACATACAAACAAGCTATAAAAAGACAAATGCAAGTATGACGAAACAAAGTGTACGCTTTTTAAATAGGCGTACCTTGCCATTTGTCTATATGAACTTGTTTTTAACTTATAATTAAAAGTTTAAATAATGTAGCATAATCATTATATCAAATTATATTACAAAATTCAACACTTTTTCGTCTACAAAATTCTACAACATTTGACATTGACAAAAAAGAAGAATTTCTTTTACGGTTTTAATACGAATTTGTTAATTAAAAACGGGAGGGCACAGAGGCCCTCCCCTACGATATTGTTATAGATTCAAAAAAACACAGAGTGTTTTCTCAATAATTTTCAATTCTCAATTTTCCATAAAAAAGAAATAAATTATAAATTTGAACATAAACCTTTTTTATGTCTCCTACGGGATACTCTTTTTTGAAAAAAGGACAAATTAACGGGAGGGCACAGAGGCCCTCCCCTACGATATTGTTATAGATTCAAAGAAACACAGAGTGTTTTCTCAATAATTTTCCATTTTCAATTCTCAATTTTCAATTAAAAAAAGTGTCTTTCGACACCTTTCGAGGGGATAGGAAAAATAGATGCAGAATAGACAAACGAAGCCGAAGCTGTATATAGATACTGCGAGAGCGCGCGTTTGTCTATAGCAAAAAGGATATAAAATGAAGAAAAACCGAAAGTAAATTCGGTTTTTCAACATTAAACATATTAAAATTTTAAATTTGCACTATCTGTAAAATAATTTTTATTCCCTTTTTGCGGTCGGCGCTATTTTTACATCCCCTACTCATCTATTTCTCTTATTAAAAGTTTGGGTACGCCTAAAACGATACATCTTTCAAGTTCTTCATTTTCTATTCTTTTTGGCGGATGTGCAGGGTTTACGGGAATGAGTTTCAGCCAATTTTCACCCTTTTTATATTCCACTTTTTTAAGGGTTGCGCAGTCGTCATATATAACTGCACCGATTTGTCCGCTGTAATCAAGGGAGTTTTGTCTTAAAATAAGCACTCTGTCGCCTTCCTGATAGGTTGGGTACATACTGTCTCCCTTTACACACAGTACCAAAAAGTCCTCTTTTGTTCTGCCCTTTAAATAGTAATTGGGAATACACACAGTTTCTCCCTGCCAATCTTGGACGGCTATTTTATCGTAGCCTGCGGCAATGTCACCTATTACCGGAAACAATGTAAAATCCTCCGTTGTATCGGGTGCGGAATATATATTATCGTTCCATCCCATAAGGTAGGAGGGGGTTGTTTGCAAGGCTTTGGCAAATTGTTCCACCTTTGTGCCTGTTACTCCGTTTATGTTTTTTTCCACCTTTGTTATGGCGGAACGTGATGTAAACCCTACCTTAAGGGCAAGCTCCATCTGGGACATACCAAGTTCTTCCCTGCGTTTTTTTATTTTATCACCGATTTGCATATTTTACCTCTTACAAGCACTTGGGGTGCTTTCTTTCCATGAAATTTAATTGGTTATGAAGTCGTACACACATTATATCACAAAGTTGACGGTTTGTCAACACTTGGTGGTATGTTGACAAATAATCACCTTTATGTTATAATTATTACAGTTAAAAACTTTGATGTAACGTTACGGATTCTCCTGTTTCCCTGGGAATCCAATAATTTTACATATGTGTTGACGAATTGTCAACATACCTTAAGCACGCCATTGAAAGCCACTGTCTTTGGTGTGTAGAATAAGGTTACAAAGAGGTGATTAAATGAGGAGGGCAAATTTTTTTGACTATGATGTTGATGAAAGACCAACAGAGCCTAAATATGTTGGAATACAGTCTGAAAGCGGAAAGATTGTTTCCCTTGAGGATGCCTTTTACTACGCTATGTGGCGTGTGCTTTCCGACGATGAGGAAATGAAGGAATTTACAGATTGGTTTTATTCGGGCAACTGGATTTTAATGGAAGTGCCTGTATAACGGGAGGATTGAAAATGGAAAATACGTGGTTAAAACTGTACCGTACAATTTTAATTGATGATATTTTTACCAACCCTGAAAACCTTAAGGTCTGGATATGGCTTTTGTGCAAAGCTTGTTTTGAACCAAAGACAGTCGTTGTAGGAAGACAGCAGGTGGATTTACAGACAGGTCAGATGCTTTACGGCAGAAAGGCCGCCGCCATGCAACTGCAAATGAACGAAAATAAGGTTTACAGAATCATAAGATTTTTAAAAGACAAGGGTTGTATTGATGTTAAAAGTTTTAACAAATATTCGATAATTACGGTTAACAACTGGAGTAGTTACCAAGGCTCCGGAAATTTTTTTACTCAAAATTCTGAACAGCAAATGAACAACAACCGAACAGCAGATGAACAACAACTGAACACAATAAAGAATTTAAATAATTATAATAATTTAAATAATTTTTCTTCTCTTACGCAGGCGTGCGAAGATGATGAATATGATGAGTATGATGAGTATGATGAATACGATGACCCTTATTACACAGTGCCGATGCCTGTGGGCGGTACACTGGGCAAAGGGGTTTTAATGTTAAGTGAAGAACAAAGGGACCATTTGTTGGATATAATGCCCATAAATCTTTATGATTATTATTGTGACAAATTGTCATCCTGGATAGTTAAGAAAAAAAGAAAGGTATCCAATCATTACAATCTGATTTTGAAATGGTACAGGGAGGATTACCCTGCAAATAAGGAGGTATAAAAAATGACAACAGAACAATTTTACGAGTACAAAGAGGCAGTTTTGGAATATTGTCCGAGAGGTGAGGAATATTTTTGTGACGGTACGCCCAATTATTCCGTAGAGGATATACTGGATGCCCGAAAATTAGGCAAATGCAAATACAGACAAAACGGCAAATGTATAATTATGGAAAGAGTCTTTAAAAAGCAGGTGGATAATTATGACGAAAAAACAATGGTTGGAGAGGGCTTTTTATCTGAACGAGGAAATCGAACAACTGAAAACTGCTAAAGAACTTGCAAAAAAATTAAACGATGATGCAGGAGGCAATGCGTCGGAGTATAAAGAATACAGCCGTATGCTGTTTAAAAAGATTGATGAACTTTTAAACATATCAAAGGAGATAACAGAGGCAATTTCCAAACTGGAAAATCCTGCGTACAGAATACTTCTTACCGCAAGGTATATAAACTTTAAAAAGTGGTGGGAGGTTGCCGAGGATATGGAAATAGATTTAAGGTGGATGTACAGACTGAGAAAGAGGGCGATGGAGGAGTTGATAGTTGATAATTGATAGTGGATAGTTGTGGAAGAAATCCGAGAAATCGGATTTCTTTTGAAATTGAAAATTGAGAATTGAAAATGGAAAATTATGGAGAAAACACTATGTGTTTTTTGAATCTATAATAATATCGTAGGGGAGGGACTCTGTGCCCTCCCGTTAATTTGTACTTTTGCGGTTCGTCAACAAGCACCGTACCCTACGGTTTTAATGTAGAATGATGAATTATGGAGAAAACATTATGTGTTTTTTGAATCTATAATAATATTGTAGGGGAGGGCCTCTGTGCCCTCCCGTTAATTTGTCCTTTTGCGATTCGTCAACAAGCGCAGTACCCTACGGTTTATTTTTTTAAGATGCAATAAATTTAAAGAAATTCAAATAGCAATATATTTAAAAAGTATGGCAAAATACTGTATTGACTTATTGTATTGACAGCAATATAATTGTATTTAGAATAGGAGGATTATGTTTATGAAACAATTATCAGTTGTAGTTATGGGATGTGGAAACAGAGGAAGCAGATACATTGAGGCAATGATGAAGTTGCCCGGTAAATTTGTTGTAAAGGCTATTGCAGAGCCGGTTAAGGCAAAAAGAGAGTATTTAAGAGATTTATGCAACATACCTGAGGATATGTGTTTTGAAAGTTGGGAACAACTTTTAGAGTTGCCTAAAATGGCGGACATTGCAATGGTTTGTACTCAGGACAAGGAACATTTTGCTCCTGCTATGAAGGCTATTGAGAAAAAATATGACCTTTTGCTTGAAAAACCTGTTTCACCCGATCCGTCGGAATGCTTTAAGATTTCTGAAGCTGCTACCAAAAACGGTGTTAAGGTTTTGGTTTGTCACGTTTTACGTTACACTCCTTTTTATAAGTTTATCAAAAACTTTATAGAAAGCGGAAAACTTGGTGAAATTGTTAATATTGAACATACAGAGGGCGTTGGTAATTTACATATGAGTCACAGTTATGTGCGCGGCAACTGGAGAAGAAAGGACGAATCTTCAGCAATGTTACTTGCAAAATGCTGTCACGATGTAGACCTTATGCAATGGTTGTTGGGCAAAAAGTGCACAAAGGTACAATCCTTTGGGTCGCGTACATTTTTCCGTGAAGAAAATGCACCTGAGGGTGCACCGCTACGTTGTACCGATGGTTGTCCACATGCCGAAACATGCTTTTACAATGCTTCAAAGTTCTATAATTCAGGCACAAGCGAGGCTAACCACTTCCGTCGTATTGTATGCAACAGTTTTGAAAAACTTTCTGTTGAAGAATTTGACGAGCTTTTAAAGACATCACCTTACGGCAGATGTGTTTTCCGTTGTGACAATGATGTTGTTGACCATCAGGTTGTTAATATGGAATTTGAGGACAAACAGACCGTTACACTTACAATGTCTGCATTTAATATGGGCGGACGTGCTTCCCGTTTTATGGGTACTAAGGGTGAACTGTGGGCAAATATGGAAAAACAGTCGGTTGTATTTTATGACTTTGCAACCTTGAAAAATACGGAAATATATGACCCTGAAAGTGTTTTTGACCAGACTATTGCAGGTGGTCACGGTGGCGGTGATTACGGTATTATAGAGGACCTTTACGAATATATTGCCAACAATAATCCTACCAATTCAATTTCGGACATTTCCGTTTCTTGTCTCAGTCATCTTATATGCTTTGCGGCAGAGGAATCAAGACTTAATGATACGGTTGTGGATATGGGAGAATATACAAAGAGTTTGTAATTTAAAAGAGCGTGGGGACACGCTCTTTTTTTGAATTGAAAATTGAGAATGGAAAATGGGAAATTATGGTTGAAGTGCTCTGCATTTCTTTTTTATATCCCCCGGATTTATTCCTGTATATTTTTTAAAGGTGGTTGAAAAGTATGCTGTACTTTTAAAACCGAATTTAAAAGCAACATCATTAACTGTTGTATCTGTATCCGACAGCATGGTGTGGGCAAATTTTATTTTCTGCATATTTACATAGGTGGTAGGGGTAAAACCCGTTATTTCCTTAAATATACGGCAAAAGTGAAATTTGCTGTAGCCTGTATGTTGCGATATACTTTCAACCGTTATCTGTTCGGTTATGTGGTTATTTATATATTCGACGGCTTTTTCAATTATACGGGTATTGCTCTTTGAAAATTGCGTACTTTTTGGTGATGAATAATTTTCAAATAAATGTATGGTCAGATTAAGCAAAAGTGAATTGGATTTTGCAACTTTGTACTTTTCGTCTTCCGAGGAAACAAGGTTTGCAATTTTTTCACAGCAGTCTGTCAGGTATTTGTCACTTATAAGTTCTTTTATATTCACATTTTCCGTTACAAAACCGTTTCTTTTGAAAAATTCTGTATCTGTTATTATGCAATGGTATGTAACTAAGTTGGTAACCGGTATTATATTGTGCAGGATATTGGGATTTATAACTACCGTATCGCCTGATTTTGCATAAAACTTTTTGTTGTCCAGGTGGATTTCCATTTCCCCCTTTTTTATAGACAGAATTTCATAATTTTCGTGTTTGTTTACAAGAAAAATTGTGCCCTTTTTCTTTGTCATATCTGTATGTATCAAAAAGGGGATATTATCTTTTTCGTAGTAAAAAACTTCTGTAACATCTGTTTTGAATGTTCTTATATGTTTGTTCATAAACGTTTCCTCCGTGCAGTTTTATTTTATATGAATTTTAACAAAAAATCAAGTTTTGCGGTTTTTAAAATATTTGTGGGAGGTTTTAAACAAAAACTTGACATATGCAGGGTGTTTATGATCTCGACAAAAGCGTTTTAAAGTGCGAAAAAAGTTTTACGGATCCGAGTGGTGACTCAGGTTGATTTTTGATGTTGGAATTTGAAAAATCATTGAATTTATTTTTGATTCGTGATATAATTTTGTATATGGATATACAGGTATTTTTAGAATAACAGAGGTGAAACAGTGGATAAAAATGATGTTCGGAAAAATTTCAAAGAAAATATAATTCTTTCTACGGCTTATAAAGGTAAATGCGGCAATTGTCACAGTTGGTTGGGGGATGGTGCTTATTGCAGATATTGCGGAACAAAAAAGGGTGAAGGAAAATTTGAACCATATGAAAATATTGCAAATCCTATATATGGTTCGCCTTCTACACGTAAATATGAGTGTATAAAGTGTGGTACAAAATATGTTGAAGAAAACGCAATGGGTAAATTAGCTGAGTATTGCCATAAGTGCGGAGCCAAGGTGTCTTGCGAAATTGTTGATGAAAATTTATTAAGAAGAGTAAGATTTGAAGGTGAGAATCTGTCTTGCAAAATTGATGATCTGAATTCGTTAACATTAATAAAAAACGTACACGAAGATGTAGAAGGATTGATTGATGTACCGGATGACGACTATTTTACAAAAGATGAAATTGAAATCCCTGATGAAGTTGTTGCCGAAGTTGTAAAGTTAATGAGTGAAAAAGAGAAAGAAGCAGAGAGGAAAGAAGCAGAGAGGAAAGAAAAACTTCAACGACTTTCTACGGATTATGAAGGAAAATGCGGCAATTGTCACAGCTGGTTGGGTGAAGATGTTTATTGCAGATACTGCGGAACCAAAAAGGGTGAAGGAAAATTTGAACCATATGAAAATATTGTATATTGTTTATATGGTTCGCCTTCTACACGTAAATATAAGTGTAGAAAGTGTGGTACAAAATATGTTGAAGAAAACACAATGGGTAATTTAGCTGAGTATTGCCATAAGTGCGGCGGAACTCTTGATGTTAAAATTATTAATAGTTTTTCGCGTGAACATAATAATAAGCAGAAGAAAAATAAAGAAAAGTTTTTATTGTCAGAATTTATCCGTAGAAACAGAGAGGATCTAATTTGCCTTTTGATTTTCTTGATAGCCATTTTAGTATATGTACTTGTGGATAACTGTAGGTGAATGTCATGAATGGATTTGAATTTAAAAGAAAAAACCTTAAAGAATTAGCGGATTACAGAAAGTCTATTATACATATGCCACCTTTGAAAAATTTGTTTTTGGAATTGACTCTCAGGTGCAATGAAAAATGTGTTCATTGCGGAAGCAGGTGCGAAGAACATAGCAACAGCCCTGAACTTTCATTAAAACAGTATAAAAAAATTCTTAAAGATGTAAAAAAAGATTTTGATATATCAAAAATTCACTTGGATATAACCGGTGGTGAACCGTTGCTGAGAAAAGATTTTTTTGATATTGTACACTACGCAAACAAACTTGGCTATACATGGGGAATGACCAGCAATGGAACCTTGATAACTGACGAGGTTGCAAATAAATTGCAATTGTGCGGTATGTCAACCATTTCCGTAAGTGTTGACGGGTTGGAAACTACCCATGATATGATTCGCGGACGAAAGGGAGCTTTTAAAAGTACTGTGAGGGGTATAGAAGCTTTGGTTCGCAACGGAAGTTTTGAACATGTTCAAATTACGACTGTGGTTAATCATAAAACTATAAACGAATTACCCGAAATGTTTGAATTGGTAAAAAGTCTTAATGTTGAATCGTGGAGGGTTGTGAACATAGAACCTATCGGCAGGGCGAAAGAACATAAAGAATTGATTTTGAGCGGTGATGAATACGGGTATATGTTTGATTTTATACGGGAAAAACGTATGAAAGGTTTTGACGTTACCTATGGGTGCAGTCATTTTTTGGGTTTGGAGTATGAAAGACATGTGAGAGATTGGTTCTTTTTGTGTAATGCCGGATTTTATACAGCAAGCATTACCGCAAATGGAGATATAGTATCTTGTTTGGATATTGAAAGGCGTCCCGAATTGATTCAGGGTAATATTTTGAAGGATAACCTTAAAAATATATGGGAAACCAAATTCGAAATATTCAGAAAAGATTTGAGCAATCTTAATGAAAAATGTGCACTTTGTTCCGAATGTGAATTTTGTCATGGTGGGGCATACCATAGCTGGGATTATGATAAAAACGAACCATGTGTATGCTTTAAAGATATATTGTTTTAATTAAAAAAACTTGACATATTTTTAAAAATGTTTTATAATATTTAAAGTGTTTTCAGGCTATGAAGATGTGTAAGTAGTATCTTGTTTAAAGCTGAAGAGAGTGGTTGTCGGCGGCTGTGAGCAACCATAGTGGAGCAGGGTATGAATTTCAGCATCGGAGCTTTCTGCGAAAGTCTTTGATATAAGCAGGGTGTTTGTGCTCACGACAAAAGCATTTTAAGTGCGGAAAAAATTTTCCGAATTCGGGTGGTACCGCGGGTATTGATTTTTAAGCTCGTCCCTTTAAGGGCGAGCTTTTTTTTAATTGGTAATGGATAATTGATAATGGATAGTGAAGGAAGAAATCCGCAAGGCGGATTTCCACAATAACTATCAACTATCCACTATCAACTATCAACTAACAGAAAGGATAGATTTTATGACAACTATTGAAGTTAAACAAAAGTTTGACGAAGCTCTTTTGAATGTTACAACAATAGAAGAGCTTGAACAGTTACGTGTTGAGTACACCGGTAAAAAAGGTTACGTAACAGAGCTTATGAAGGAGATGAAGTCTCTTTCCAACGAAGAAAAGAAGCAGTTCGGTCAGGCTGTAAACGTACTTAAAAATGAAGTTAACGACATTTTGACTGCAAAGAGAAAGGAAATGGAGCAGAAGGCTATTGAAATGGAAAACAACATGATGCCTGAATTTGATGTTTCCATTCCTGCTGATCTTTCTCGTGGGTCTTATCACCCTATTACATTGGTACAGCGTCAGTGTGAAGAAATATTCAAGCACATGGGCTTTACTGTAGAAGATTACAGCGAAATTGTTACTGACTATGAATGTTTTGAATCACTTAACATTCCAAAGAGCCACCCTGCCCGTGATATGCAGGATACTTATTATCTTGAAAACGGTCAGCTTTTAAAGTCACAGACTTCTGCTGCACAGAATGCTATTTACAGAAAATACAAGGATGCTCTTGTTAATGAGGGTAAGGCTATTAAGGCTATATTCCCGGGCAGATGCTTCAGAAACGAAGCTACAGATGCCTGCCACGAAAATACATTCTTCCAGATGGAAGGTGTTATGGTAGACAAGGATATTTCTATTTCAAACCTTATTTTCTTTATGAAAACTATGCTTTCCGAAGTGTTCCAAAAGGATATTAAGGTTCGTCTTCGTCCGGGATTTTTCCCATTTGTGGAACCGGGCTTTGAACTTGACATAAGCTGTCTTATCTGCGGTGGTGAAGGTTGCCCTTCATGTAAGCACAGCGGATGGTTGGAACTTTGCCCATGCGGTATGATTCATCCGGAAGTTTTAAAGGCAGGCGGCATTGACCCTGATGAATACACAGGTTTTGCCTTTGGTCTTGGTCTTACAAGACTTGCTATGATGAAGTACGGCGTTAAAGACATCCGTGACCTTAACAGCGGAAGCCTTAAGGTTTTAACACAGTTTACGGATGATAAATAAGGGAAGGAGAGTGTAAATATGTTTTTATCAATGAACTGGATTTCTGATTATGTTGACTTTACAGGTCTTGACAAGTTGGAACTTATCAATAAATTTTCTCTTTCAACTGCGGAAGTAGAAAACGAAATATTCTTTAAAGGCAGTGATATTTCGGGTATCGTTGTTGCAGAAATCAAATCTGTTGAGGATCATCCCGAATCTAAAAAACTACACCTTTTGAAGGTGGACATCGGTGAGGCAGAACTTGTAGATGTTGTCTGTGGTGCACCTAATGTACGTGTTGGTATGAAAACTGCTTTTGCAAAGCTTGGTGCTAAAATCGGTGAAATAGAAATTACTCCTCGTAAGCTTGCAGGTTATACTTCAAACGGTATGTGTTGTTCTGAAAAAGAACTTGGCATTGGTGATTCCAACGAGGGTATTATGGATATTACCGAGGATGTTGCTTTGGGTACAGACCTTAAGGAAGTTTATGAAATTGAGGATATCGTATTTGAAGTTGACAACAAGTCACTTACTAACCGCCCTGACCTTTGGGGTCACTACGGTATTGCCCGTGAATTTGCCTCCCTTGCAGGCAGAGAGTTAAAGCCTCTTGATGTTGTGGATTTGTCAAAATACAACGATTTGCCAAAAATTGATATGAAAATTGAAAACGACCTTTGTTACAGATATTCTTGTCTTAACGTTGACAACATAAATGTACACAAAAGTCCTATGAATATGAGAATTCGTCTTTTCTACTGCGGTATGAGAGGTATAAATTTCCTTGCAGACCTTACAAATTACCTTATGCTTGAAATGGGTCAGCCTATGCACGCCTTTGATTCACGCAAGGTTGAAAAGATTAGAGTTAAAACATTTGACAAGGGATTTAACTTTACAACACTTGACGGTGTGGAAAGAGAAATTGACGAAAATACTCTTATGATTTGCAACGACAATACTCCTGTTGCAATAGCAGGTATTATGGGTGGACTTGATTCTGAAATCGTTGAGGACACTACAACACTTACTTTGGAATCTGCTACTTTTGATGCAGTATGTGTTCGTAAGTCTGCTTCCCGTCTTGCTCACAGAACTGATGCTTCAATGCGTTATGAAAAGAGCCTTGACCCTGAAATGACTGTTCCTGCAATTGCCCGTTTTGTAAAACTTCTTACAGACATCGACAACGGTGCAAAGGTTGTTTCTTCACTTACTGATGAGTATGCTAAAAAATATGACGAAGTTTCGCTATCATTTGACAAGGCTTTTGTTGACAAATACACAGGTATTGAAATTTCAAATGATACTATTGTAAAAACTCTTGTTTCTCTTGGATTTGGCGTAGATGTAAAGGAAGATAACTTTACTGTTAAAGTGCCAAGCTGGAGAGCTACAAAGGACGTTACAATAAAGGCTGACATCATTGAAGAGATTACAAGAATATACGGTTATGACAATTTTGACATTCATACAACTGCAGTTCCTCTTTATCCGGTAAGAACTTTCCGGGAAAAGGACGATGAAGAAAGAATTAAGGACATTCTTGTAAAAAGATTTGATATGCACGAACTACATTCTTATGTATGGGCATATCACGACGAATACAAGGCGTTGGGTATTGAAATTGAAAAGAACATTGAACTTGTAAATGCCGCAAATCCTAACATCCGTACAATCCGTAATTCAATTATTCCTACTCAGCTTTGTCAGGTTAAGTATAATACTAACTATGCACCAAGTTTTGGCGTATTTGAAATAGGCAGAGTTGTAGAAGGTCTTAAAGAAGACGGCATGTGTAACGAACACAAGAAGCTTGCAATTACTTTGTTTGACAAAACTTGTGAAATGGAAACACTTTACTTTAAGTTACGCGATATGATTGCTATTTTCTGCGATGACATAAAGCATCAGCCACTTACATTTGAAAAGGCGGAGGCTACACATTCTTATCAGCATCCTAAAAACCTTAACAAAATCTACTGCGGCGGTGTCATGATCGGTGAAATGGGTATTGTAAATCCTCAGGTTTCCAAAAAGATTGATAAAAAGGCAAAAATTGTGTATGCGGAAATCGATGTGGGAACTTTTGCAACTATTAAAAATGCAAGTATTTCTTACAAAGAACCTTCAAAGTTCCCTGAAATTGAAATAGACCTTTCATTTATGACAGAAAAATTTGCTCCTGTTGCAAAGGCTATTGAAAATACAAAGTGCGAACTTATAAAGTCTGTAAGTGTAACTGACATCTATACAGATGACAATGGTAAGTCAATTACTACAAAACTTGTGTTCTCTCATCCTGAAAGAACTCTTACAAAGGAAGAGGTTTTGAAGGTTACTGATGCAATAATTGAAGAACTTGGAACACAGGGTATTAACCTAAAAAATACAGTACAGTTGTAATTTAAAAGAGCGTGGAAACACGCTCTTTTTTTTGAATTGAAAATTGAGAATTGACAATTGAAAATTATGGTTGAAATGCTCTGCATTTCTTTGAATTATTACATCATTTAAAAATCGTAGGGGAGGGTCTCTGTACCCTCCCGGTAATTTTGTATTCCTTTTCGGGCGGGCACGGAGGCACCGCCCCTACAATTTTTAGTTGATAGTTGATAATTGATAGTTGATAATTAAGGTGGAAATGCTCTGCATTTCTTTGAATAGAAAAGGGAATCCGCATTTATGCGGATTCCCTCGTTTTTTATGATTCGTTATTTATATAAATTTCTTCTGTTTCTTTTTGTACTTTTTTAATCCTTTCTTTTATATTTTCCAAATCATTCATAATATCTGTAAGTTCATTAAATAGTTTTGTATACATATCACTTGTTACGTTCATCATTATTCCTCCTTATATAAAATAAAAAGGCGTCAACCGAAGCTGACGCCAAAAAACGCATGCTTCGTGCGACCGATTAAGATTTCCGTGACATGTATAATAACACCAAACCTTAGCATGCATTTTTGTAAATGCAATGTTTGATGTATATACATGTTAAGTTATTCGGTTTAACCGGTCGCAAAATTATTATATCAAATTATATTACAAATTTCAACACTTTTTCGTCTACAAAATTCTACAACATTTGACATTGTCAAAAAAGTACAAATTAACGGGAGGGCACAGAGGCCCTCCCCTACGATATTATTATAGATTCAAAGAAACACAGAGCGTTTCCTCCATAATTCATCATTCATCATTCTACATTAAAACCGTAGGGTACGGCGCTTGTCGACGTACCGAAAAAGTACAAATTAACGGGAGGGCACAGAGGCCCTCCCCTACGATATTATTATGGATTCAAAGGAATGCATCGCATTCCCACCATAATTCTGCATTATGCATTCTTAATTCTGCATTAAAAAGAAATCCAATTTCTCGGATTTCTTCCATAACTATCCACTATCAATTATCAACTATCAACTAAAAATCCACGCCATTGAAAGCCACTATCCCATAGCAATATAATAACTTCAGACAAACAAAGGAGGAGTTAAAATGATTAGTATTTTAATGGGTTCTATTACTGCTGTTGCCATTTTGGTGGCAGGAATTCTGTGCTTTAATGCAGGGCTTAATGCAATGGATATTTGTATTAAGGAGGCAGAACAAAAGCCTCATCCGAAGGCAGAGCCTACGGAGGAGCAAAGAAAGATTGCAGAAGGACTTTCCAATATGCTTAATTACGGGAACAGACATAATAGTTGATAGTTAATAGTGGTTAGTTGATAGTTATGGATGAAACACTCTGTGTTTCTTATTAAAGAGAAATGCAAGGCATTTCTACAATAATTATCAATTATCAACTATCAATTATCAACTAAAACGAAGGGATGATGAAATGAACAATATTGACGAAACTTTAGCCTGGCACCGCTACAAGAAATGTGCCGATTACAAGAACGCAAACAACTATTACAGTATGGTAGATGAAAACTACAGATACTATCAGGGTGACCAATGGGGCAACACACAGTCCAACGGTTTACCTATGCCGGTGTTTAATGTTATAAAGCCGGTTATAAGATACAAAATTTCCGTTATTATGCAAAATGACACATCCATTTTGTTTACATCGGAAAACACAAGGGACCCACAGTTTGGCACTTTGCAGAGGATTTCCGAAGTGCTTACAAATTATTCCAAGGTCCTATGGGAAAAGAACAAGATGGATTATTTAAACGAGTGTATGCTTACGGATGCCGCTATTTCCGGCAACGGATTTATGTACCATTATTTTGACGATGAAAAAGGAGAAATTGCATCGGAACTTATTGACGGAAACAACATTTATCCCGCCAACCCCAATGTGGCTGACATTGAGAGTCAGGAATACATAATTATAGCGTTCCGCAGAAGTCTGGCATCTGTAAAGGCAGAGGCAAGGCGTGCAAAAAAGGAAAAGGCAAACAAGCTTACCGACCATGACATTGATTCCATTATGCCCGATACGGAAACTACATATCAGGCAGGGGATAATGCCAAGGTGGAAATGAGAGAAAGTGAAAAAGTAACTTTACTTTTGATGCTGTGGAAGGATGAGCGGACAGGCAGTGTACACTACACCAAGTCTACAAGGGATTTTGTGATTGTGGAGGATACTGACCTGGGACTTAAAAGATATCCCATTGCCATGATGACATGGGAGCCTGCTAAAAACTTCTTTTTTGGCATACCTGATGCAAAAAGTCTTATTCCTAATCAGGATTACATCAACACCATTGCCGCTATGATTATGGCAAGTACCACTTTTGCATCTTTTCCGAAAATGATATACAACGCAGACCTTATCGACAACCCGTCTACCGAAACAGGCATTGCCATTGGGGTGTCGGGCAGTTACAACGTTAAGGATGCGGTTGCATATATTACGCCCCAGGGTGTTGGCAGTGATGCCTTTAGTATGTTTGAACGCACCATTTCGCTTACTAAAGAACTTATGGGTGCAAATGACGGTGCTTTGGGTAATGTAAATCCCGAAAATGCATCGGGCAAGGCTATACTTGCGGTTATGGAGCAGTCTGCCGTACCTCTTGATAGCGTAAGGCGAAGATTCTACAACTATATTGAAGACAATGCACTGATCTTTGCGGATATGTGGAGAGTTTACCACAGTGGCGAAGACATGATTGTAGCCGTAACGGACGGAGTTTCCGACATTGTAGAAACCTTTGCGATAAGTCCCGAAGCCTGGGACAGACTTATGCTTAACGTTAAGGTGGAGGTTGGTCCATCATCACGTTGGAACGAGCTTGTTATGACACAGATACTTGATAATCTGCTTTCAAAACAGCTTATAGACCTTGAATTTTACGTTGATGCAATGCCGTCTTCAAGCGGTTTTCCTAAGGCTAAAATGGTGCAGTATTTACAGCAGCTGAAGGAAAGGGAACTGCAGAAGCAGATTAGTTGATAGTGATTAGTGGATAGTGGATAGTTGAGGATGAAACACTCTGTGTTTCTTTTGAAAAGAAATGCAGGGCATTTCTACAATAATTATCAACTATCAATTATCAACTATCAATTAAAAAATAGCCTACAGGCTTTAAATGGATTAATGGTCGACGGACCGGAAAACGGAGGAATTATATATGGAAGAAAAAACAGAAATTACTACACAACAGCCTGAAGTTAAGAAGGAAAAAACCTACACTCAGGCAGAGGTTGACAACATTGTTAAAAGCAGGCTTGCCCGCGAGCGCAACAAGGTTAAAACCGAGGAGGTTAAAAAGCCTACTGCGGAGGAAATCGATGAAATTATAAATTCCGACCGCAAATGGTTTGAGGAAAATGTTGGCGGAAGCTTTGAAGAGTTTTTGTACAACGAGGAATTTACAGACTTTATGCAGGAAAATCCTATTTCTATAAGAAAGGGTATGGAAAAGTTTGTAAAGTTAAAGGGTGCGGATAATCTGAAAAAAACAGGTAAAAAGACTGCATCCACAGGCTCTGTTAAGGATAGCGGAGCATCGGATTTGAAGGAATACTATTCTCCCGATGACGTGGACAAGTTGTCGGAAAAGGATCTTAATAATCCGGAAATTATGAAAAGGGTACGTCAGAGTATGACGAAATGGAAATAGGAGTGGATAGTTGATAATTGATAGTTGATAGTTATGGGTGAAATGCTCTGCATTTCTTTTTAAAAGAAACAGGTCGTGTTTCCACATTAACTATCCACTAACCACTATCCACTACAAACTAAAATAAGGAGGAAAAATAATGAGTTACAACAATTTTAAACCGACCTTTTGGTCAAAACACATTCAGGTAGAACTTGAAAGACTTTGCACTCTTGCAGACTGGTGCAACACTCAGTTTGAGGGCGAAGCAAAAAAGGGTGAACAGGTAAAGATTTTAGGTCTTGGTACACCTACAATCGGGGATTACGAGCCCGGTACGGAAATTAATCCGCCGGAAGCTGTTTCCGACACATCTTTGTATCTTAAGATTGACAATGCAAAATACTTTAACATTTCTATTGATGACGTTGACAAGGCACAGTCTATTAACGGCATTATGGAAAAGAATCTTGAAAATGCCGCAAGAGAATTTGCTAACATCCGTGACAAGTATGTTGGCTCTTTGGCAAAAGAGGCAGAGGACATTGCAGATGCAGGCTCTGTAACTACTGCAAAAGCGGCTAAACAGGCTATTGATGCGGCAATCTTAAAGCTTCGTGAAAACGATGTACCAACTAATATGGAAGTGGTTATTGAACTTCCGTGGTTTATGTACAACATTTTTAAGGACAATCTTATTGAACTTAAAACAAACAACGACAAGCTTTTGGAAAGAGGCATTATTTCAATGTATGACGGTTGTTATGTAAGACCTTCAAACAATCTGTTTGAAGAGGACGGTACATATTACTGTATGGTACGTACTCACGATGCCATTGCCTTTGCATCAGGCATTGACAAGGTGGAGGCCTACAGACCTCACAACGGTTTTGAAGATGCGGTTAAAGGTCTTAATACATTCGGCGCAAAGATTGTAAGACCTAAGGAACTTGCAGTATTCAAGGTAACAAAAGGGGCTTAAAGCCTCTTTTGTTAGTGGATAGTTGATAATTGATAGTTGATAGTTATGGATGAAATGCTCTGCATTTCTTTTTAAAAGAAACAGGTCGTGTTTCCACATTAACTATCCACTAACCACTATCCACTATCAACTAAAAAGGGAGTTGATTTTATGACTTACAAAGAAAGTTTAAATATTGCTTTTTTAAAGACGGATAGCGAAAGCTCCGACTATGAAAGCAAGTTGTTTCCGGTACTTGCAAACGAGGCGCAGATGTACATTGCAAAGTACGGCACACATATTGTGAGAAGGATTGAAATAGAAGTGAACAATGTGCCATACAGATTTAAGTTGCCCGATGATTTTTACAAGGTGGCATTACAGGGAATGGTATATGCAGATGATGAGCTTGAAGGTGCAGATTACCACCTTACAGATGACGGATACGCCGTAGTTAACGAAAAAGGTGTATTCGCTTTTTACTATTATGCCTTGCCTACAGACCTAACAAAGTTGAGTGATGAAGAACTTGAAAGTTACGAATACGAAACAGCGGAGGAAACACACATTGCCATACCTTCTTTCATTGGTTATCAGTTAGTAAAGAGTGATGATGTACAGTTAGCACAGATACTTATGGACGAATGGAACAGATATATGAGTTTGTTTGATGATAAGGTTAAAGTGATAAAACGAAGAATACGAGTTTAGTTGATAGTGGATAATGGATAGTGGATAGTTAATGTTGAAATGCTACGCATTTCTTTTTAAAAAGGAAACCCAAAGGGGTTTCTACCATAATTATCAATTATTAACTAAAACGACGAAGGAGTGATATTGTGGCTATACCTTATGAACCAAAGCCATTGCCTGCAATTAATACTGTTGATTTTAATGTAACACAATGGGCAGGGGTAAACAAAATAAAGGGCAGTCAGGCAGATTATGAAATGTCTGATTGCAAGAATATGTCATCTGACAACTTTCCCTATTCAAGTCCGAGAAAGGCAAGGGAAAAGTTAGTTGATGAGGCAGGGATACAGAGAATATACAAGGTAGAGGATGACAAGATTTACTACACAGACATTGAGGATTACCTTTGCTATGTGGAAAATGGTGTCAAAAGCTACGTTGTAAATGCTGACAATGAAAAAATACAAATGAAAAATTGCATTTGTACAAATAACTATGATGAAACAACTGTATTTTATCCTACAATGAAGTTTTTAAAACCTGATAATACATCTGTCAATATACGTTACCCACTTGTTTTCGGTGAGTTTCCCGACAATGCAGAAAAAGTACCGAACAAAACAGACTACACATATTATTATGGTGTGTATTCTCAGTATATTTTTATCGAAGATATCCATTCTGAAAACATAACAGTAACTATGACCTTACCTGAAGCAGAAGAGTACGGATATTCTCAAGATTTTTCGCCTTCTCTGCGTATGTATATTTACGGTGCTGACGGTGTTGAAAAAAAACATATCAATAAAACTGCAAAGGTTACGGGACAGATTAACAGTTATACATATACAATTGAGGAACAATTAGAGGAAGGTGATTATCTTCAGTTTTATTTATATCTGAGTGCAACATCAACAGATTTCAGGTTAGCCGCATGGAAAGGTGTTTTAAAGTATGCCCTTACTGCCGTCTGGTATATTGACAGCAACACAGAAGTTGCAACTTTAAAACTTGATTATGCTGTAGTATACAACAACAGAATTGTAGGTGTTAAAGGGTCTGACATAAGAGCATCTGCTTTAGGTGATTTTACAAACTTCTGGGAATATGTTGATGAGGCAGGTAATCCTGATGCTACCGGTGCTTATGCCACAGATGTGGGAAGCGCAGGAGAATTTACGGGAATATGTGCATACAACAATGTATTGCTTTTATTCAAAAGGGATATTGTTTATGAAATGTACGGATCTATGCCATACACATTAACAGAACTTTGCAACACGGGATGTATTGACAACGACAGCATTGCAAGTGTTGACGGGGTACTTTACTGGGCATCGCCAAAGGGTATTGTACGATACAGCGGTGGTGTGCCGCAGGTTATATCCACACAGATTGGTATTGACACATCGGGAAAGTGCAAGGCAGGTACAGATGGCAGAAAATACTATGTGTATGACGGCAAAAAGGTGTTTGTTTACGACACATATTATCAGATGTGGCACATTGAAGATGATAAAAATGTAAATATGTTTTACAACCACATAAACGACCTTTACGGTGTATATGATGACGGCATATACAAGATGAATTCGGGAAGTGAATCGGTAGAGTGGGAGTTTGAAACAAAAGACTACACATTCGGCAGTAAAGAGCGAAAGAATTTGTCAAAATTGTGGTTAAGGGCAGATATGCCGAAAAATTCAAGGCTTGAAGTTTATGTTAAACAAAATGGCGGTGAATGGGTGAGGTCTGCCGTTAAGACTGCGGAAAAAGATGAGATGTTTGACTTTAAGTTAAGAGTTAAAAAGTGTGACAGTTTTGCTTTGAAGTTTAAGGGAAAAGGTGATGTGCGCATCCTTGACATTCACGGAAAGATTACTGTAGGCACTTCAAAGCACAGAAGTGGGGCGAGTTTGAATGTTTACAGAAAATAAAGAATGTAGGGGCGGTGCCTCTGTGCCCGCCCGTGATATTGTAGGAAATTGACGGGAGGGTGTGGAAACCCTCCCCTACAGAATAAGGGTGGTTTTTATGAATATAGAAAACATTAAAGTTGACGGAATAAAAGACCCGGAGGCAAGAAGGGTTTTAACACAGCTTATTGACAGTGTTTTTGAAATGAAAAGAGATTTTTCAAGACAACTTAACAACTTATCAAGTCAGAATGTTAAAACTTTGGATTTTAATATTACTGCGGTTAAAAACATAGAAAAGGTCTTGCCAAAAAAGGAGGTAAGCGATGAAGAAAATTGATGTTATTTATAACGAAAACGGATACATAGAAAGTGTATCCGACAATTCAATACACTTTGAACAGGAAAATGACAGTCTTGTAGTAAATGCACATATTACAACCGACAAAAAGGTGCGTGCTTACATAAGGGCTGCAAACAACAATTCCACCGTAACAGATGAGCTTACGCCGGAAGAGGGCGTCTATTCCTGTTTGGTGGGAAGTGACTATATGGCAAAGGGTACTTTGTACATAGGCTTTGAAATGTATGACGATGCAGGTTATACGGAACGCCTTGAGCCTTTGAAGATATACATTGACAGTTTTGTAAATCTTGGCGGAGGAACTTCCGACAATGTATATGTTGTTACAATTACAGTCGGTAATGTTGAAACCGTACCCTTTGAAGAATCCGCATCTGTTGAAAATATAGGCACAAAAAAAGATATGATTTTAAACTTTAAAATTCCACGTGGGGAAACAGGCTTAAAGGGTGACAAAGGCGAAAAAGGCGACAAGGGCGACAAAGGTGATACCGGTGTTCAGGGTATTCAGGGTGAGCAGGGTATACAGGGAATACCCGGTAAAGACGGATACACTCCCGTAAAGGGCAAGGATTATTTTACTGCGGAGGACATTGCATCACTCGGTATTGATGACAAGGTTGACAAAACAGAGTTTGATATTTTATCGGAAGATGTACTTTATTTACAGGGGATAAAGGTTGATAGGGAAGAAGGCAAAGGACTTTCAAGTAATGATTTTACGGATGACGAAAAAGAAAAGTTGAATGAAACCAATATCTATACCAATGAAGAAAAAGACAAACTGAGTCAAACACAAATTTTTACGGATGATTTGAAAACAAGGCTTGAAAATAATACTTTTTATGGTGTTATAGAGCTTGATAAGGCATTTGATCCTAATAGAGACTTTTGTTTTTTGGGTGACGGATATCCTCACAACGGTGTTTATAAAGTTATTGAAAAATATGATGGTCGTATATGGAATGAATCTATATTATTGGTAAAAACAAACTATTTTGAGGAAGAAGATGGTTATCATTCTAATTCTGAATACTTATTGAGGGAAGGTGAAGTGTATCATAACGCTAACGGCGATGAAGAAGGGCATGAAAGAACATGGCAAAAAATATCCGTATCACAAACAGACCTTGATAATGCCATAGGTGATATTGAAACTTCGCTTGAAAACATTATTGAAAAATACGGTTTAGGTGGTGACAGTGTATGAGTATTGCAAAAAAGTTTGAGGTAATAGCCGATGAGGTATACGAAAAGGGCAAAAAGGATGAGTATGATAAGTTTTGGGATGCTTACCAAGACAACGGAAATCGCACAACATATCAAAATGGTTTTCAAGGTAATATGGGGTGGACAAAAGACAACTTCTATCCCAAATACGATATCACACCTATTGGGAATGCAAATCAATTACTTTACGCTTGGGAAATTGCAGATAAACATACTATGGATTTATCTGCAAGACTAAAAGAATGTGGAATCGAACTTAATACATCACAAGCAACATCTTTACAATATGCTTTTGCTTATGTTAGCTTTGCGAGCATTCCGCCAATAGATGTAACAGGTTTGACAAGTAATTCTGCGTTGATATTTGGGGATAATTACGGCAGGTTAAAAACCATTGAAAAACTTGTTATTGCAGAAACAACGCCAATTAGTTCTAATTGGTTCAGAAATGATACAGGACTTGAAAATCTTACTATTGAAGGAACAATAGGGCAAAGTAATTTTAGTGTTAAGGATTGTAAAAAACTTACAGTTGAATCCCTGCTTTCCATACTTACTGCACTTTCTAAAGACAGCGGTATTGCAAGCGGTAAATCAATTACATTTTCTACAGTACACAAAAGTGTTATAGAAGCAGATGCAGATTGTCTTGAACAGTACAATCTTGCGATTTCGGCAGGTTGGACAATAGCATACGCATAGGAGGGATAAGATGAAAACGGAAAATTACATAATGTTAAAAGCAGACGAAGGCAAAGTCCTTACAAACGGTAAGGTTTACGGTAAAGTCATTGTTTTAGGTAATGGTGATGTTGCTGAAAATTACTGTGAAATAACAGACGAAGAATATTGGGAACTGATGGCAGAGAGTGAGGAGTTGCCTGAATGATTAAATTAAAAATAGGCAGTAGAATCCTAAATAAAGACGGACAGATAAATACAATGGATGTAGTGCCATTTTTGAAGAACAGTCGCACATTTGTTCCGTTGCGTTTTATTGCCGAAGCATTCGGTAAGGTGGTTGAATGGAACAACGACACACAAGAAGTTACGATATATGGCCGCAAGAAATATTTTGAAAGTGCAGATGCCTGTGCATATGATTGGTGTATGTATTGGAACGCTATGTCTATTGCTACATTCAAAGAAATGGGAGCAATTATATACAAGAGTGATGACGGCTATTATTGGGATAATATTATGCTCGGTAAGGACAAGGGTGTTATATGGAGTATTCCGGAAGTGCGTAAAGGTGTTGCTTTTATTCATTCACATGGCGGTGGCGAGCATTGGACTACTAAATCAATGTCAAGAGAAGATTTTAACATGGCTAAATACTGTAACAGACCGTTGTATATGGTTGATAGTGGAGGTTATCTGTGGGTGTACGACCCATCAGAGGACAAGCCAAAGCAGAAACTTGTAAGAGAAGGTGCTCCAAAAGATGCTCGTTGGATGGATATTAAATCATCAGCAGAATTGCAGAAAGAATATTTCAAAAACGGATACAGTTGCCTTGACGAATACAAAGAAGGTTACAAGGCGGATTATTTCAACCAACTCCATATGAGGGGTAAAAGTTATATGAAGGAGGTATTGTAGTGGCAGAATTTATTACAACGGTTAAAGTGTACATAGCCATTGTAGGTGGTGCAATAGCAGGGCTATTCGGAGGTTGCGATATGATATTAAAAGCGCTTATATGCTTTGTGTGTGTTGATTATTTAACGGGCACAGTAAGAGCAATTAAGGAAAGAAAGTTAAATAGTCGTACAGGCTTTATCGGACTTTTGAAAAAAGCGTTGATATTTACTGTGGTGTTATTGGCTCACGTTCTTGATGAGGTAACGGGTATAGGTGCACTAAGGTCAATGGCGGTTTTGTTCTACATATCAAATGAAGGAATTTCCATATTAGAGAATTTAGGGAAATTAGGAATACCATATCCGCAGAAGTTAAAAGATATCTTAGAACAGCTAGAAAATAATCAGGATTGATTATTTTAATTGATAGTGGATAGTTGATAATGGATAGTTATTGATGAAATGCTTTGCATTTCTTTTGAAAAATATTAATTGTCTGTTAACAGCAATCTCTTAAAGAGAACGGAGTGATTTTATGAATATAAAGAAGATACCAAATCAGATAATTAAACAGCCTTTGCAGAATTTGAATCTTTCTAAGGTTGATGCAATAGCACTGCATCACATGGCACACCCTACGGCAGATGTAAAGACCGTTGAAGGTTGGCACATAAATCAGGGATGGCGTGCTTTGGGTTACAACTTTTGGGTAGGCTTTGACGGTACTGTTTATGAAGGCAGAGGCTTTAAACTTGGTGCAGGTGTGGAAAATCAGAACGGACACATTATATCCATAGGCTTTCAGGGAGACTACCATTCAAAGGAAGTTACAATGCCCGATGCACAGTTTAATGCAGGTGTTGACATTATAAAATACGTTATGGAAAAAGTACCGTCTGTAAAGAAAATAGGCGGTCACGGTGAGTTTATGCCGACGGCTTGTCCCGGTAAATACTTTCCTTTGGAGGAGATGAAAACGTTAAAGAAAAGAGGTAATGCTATTGTGGAATATTATGATACTTTAGATGATTGTCCTGCATGGTCAAGACCATATGTACAGAAAGCACTTGATAATAAATATATTTTTGGTGATGAGCAGGGCAGATTAAGGCTTAACGATGACCGCATATGGTCACTTGTTGTAAGTATGAGAATTAACGGAATTATGGAATAGGAGGAATTGTTATGTTGGGTTATGAAAATTGGATACCGGACCACCTTGAAACTCTGAATAAAAATAAAGACATATGGCACAATGCCACAGATGAAGCTGAAAAAAGAGCGGCTAACGAAGCAAACAAAAAACTTCGTGCTATGTACGGTATGGGTGATGAGCATGATATTTCCATAGGTGAGCTTTCACATTATAGAAAGCTTGCAAATCGTCAGAATGCACAGGCAGAGCATAAAAATGAACTTTTAAGAAATATTACGGATGATGCAATGGTTACAAATGCAAATGTCCGTAATGCCGCCAACAAAGTGGCAAACTTTAACTATAATCCCCACACGGATGTTGTTTACCAAACTTATGCAGATGCATACAACCGTCAGGGACAAAGTGCCGCAAAGCAGACTTTAAATAACTTAAATGCTTCAAATATGGGCAGAAACAGTTCATATGGTGCGGCGGCTACGGCACAGGTACAGCAGGCATATGCAAATAAGGTAAGCGAGATGATTCCGCAGCTTGCACAGCAGGAATATGACAGACTTGTACAACGCTATGGTATGGAAAGGGATATTGCAGATTCACTTTACAACCGAAAGCTTAACGCATACAATGCTGTGGTTAATCAGGAAATTCAGGATATTGAAAATGATATACGAAAATATAACCGTGATGCTACAAAATTACAGCTTGAATATATGCCTTTGCAGTTGAAGCAGGATCTGGAAAGCGGAATGCTTGCAAACGAACTTTCTAAACTACAGATAGAAAATATGGGTTATGAAAACAGAATATCCGCCATTGCGGCACTTATTCAGGAAACATACGGTATGCGACTTGCCGATGCCGAGGCTGTGGCGGCAGAGTTAAGCAACAGTATGTATGGCGGATATTAAGAAGGTGATTTGTTGAGTAACAACTTGTTAAAAACACTTCACAGATATAATTTCAGTAAACATCCCATAAAAAAGGTAAGGGACAGAGTGGCTTTGCCAAAACAAAATATGGTAAAGCCATATGTTGAAAAAACCGAAAATACTTCAAATAAAGTCGGTAATCTGGTAATAGACGGAGTTGATTATGGTAAAATTTCAGAAGGTGGATTTAATGCATTAAAAAATAATACTTTAAGTTCATATACTCCTTTGGATGATGAGGAAAAAGCAACACTTGATAATTTTGTAAGCAATTATAAGATAACGGTAACAGACAGTAAAGGAAAAAACCACGGCACAATAAGTTATAATACCCTGTTGAAAATGCAGGAAAAACCAAACTTTAGTATTACGCCAAGCAATAATTCAGCGGATTTTGTAAATGCTGTCAAAAATTATGAAATACCACAAAAAAGTGCTGTTCCACCTGCACTAACCGCACTAAAACAAACAAAAGAGGGATTAAGGAAAGTCAGAGAAACAGATGAATATTTTAAAAAAAATCCCATAGAAAGAACTGTGGTGAACAGTTATATAAATGCTGAACGACAGTATCAAAGAGACAAAATCGAACATATTGCTATTCGTGCTAATGAAATATTTAAAGAAATTGACGTTGGGGATTTGTATGGGACATACGGTGCTGATACTGCCTTGGAAAAATTGGTGGAAAGAAAAATTAGTGCAGACGAAAATTTCAAAAATGCATCAAATGGCACATTGTTAGGTATGGCAGGAGATGGTACGGCTATTGATGAGGATGAAAAAATAGTACATAATGCTAAAATAGAGGCTGATGCTTCGGAGTATGCATTACTTTTGTATGTGAATCATCTTGCGGAAAATTACAGTCTTTCATATTTGTATCAAATGTATTTAAATGCTGAATCTAAATTGAATGCGAATAGTCTTGAACATCCCGGTAATTTGACAGAAACATATAGTGTTGAACAACTTTTGGATCATAAAAGTATACCGATTGTTAAGTCTATGTTAAAAGATGCTTTCTATATACGAAAGGAAACACATCCTGAAGATGAGATATATAATGAATTGGAGTATATAACCAAACATTTTAAGCATAGTTTGGATACAATTGTAACAAATTTAAGTAATACAACTGACTTTGTGTGGGGAGTTATATCTTTTGATATGGATTCGTCACACAAAAGAATAGCAGATAGGTCAAAAGCATTAAAAGCAAATGCGCAAGCTATAGAATCCAAAGCACCTCTAAGCAGAGGGCTTGGTGCTATGAGGATGATAGGGCAACTTCCTGAACAAGCACCGCAAGTTGTTCTAACAGCAATAAATCCGGTTGCAGGTCTTGCTTATTCAGCCGTAAATGCTTTTGGTGGTGCATATGGTGATGCGGCTGCATCAGGTGCAGGTATTAAAGAATCAACTGCTTATGGTATTATGAATGCGGCTGTAGAAGTTGCTTTGGAAAAACTTATGGGTGATAAGGTTTTTGGTGGTAAAAGCATACTCGGAAAGAAGATGTCTAAATTTATAAATAAAACCGTATCAAGTCCTGTGGCAAGGGGAGTGATCGGATATCTTGCGGATTCTGCCGGAGAAGGTGCAGAAGAAGTAATCAGCACTGCAATTTCTCCGTATATACAAAAAATATCAGGGGTTGAAGTTGATTCACCTGAGTTTGATGATTATGTAAATAACTTTGTGGCGGGTATGTTTAATTCAATAGTTTATGGTGGTGCTTCAAGAGTTGGACAATTGTATAAAAATACTGATATTGATTCAATAGATGATTTTACAGCACAGTCGAATGAAACTTCCGAAGAAATAACAAAAAAAGTCGGAACAAATATCAAAGCATATGCAAATGATACAGAAGTAAATTATGCAAGTTATATAGATAATGAGACCTTAAACATGAATTATGAGTTGCCGGAGCTTTCAAAGGAAACAGATGTAAATTACGATGTAGACCTTGCAATAGGAGAGTTTCAAAAAGGTGATTTTTCTCCAAAAAATTCAGGACTTTTTCACCCGAAAAATGTTGAAAACAGAGAAGCTTTTCGTTTGGTTACAGGCATTGAACTGCCCAAAACTAAAGCCGGTACAGATATGTACTTGCTATATTATGCAAATAAAAATGCACTACATATTAATCTTCGTAATATATATTACAATAAATTCTTTAATCGTAAAAACAAAAACAAACTTGACTTGTATCCGTCGGAGGATTATAATAAACATATCAGCAGTATTAAAAATGCTGAAAATATACATACTCCACCTGAGTACTATAAAACAATAAATGAAAAACTTGAAGGTAAAACACACGAAAAGACAGGTGTTTCGTTTATCAGAAAGGAAATTGATATTAGTGGCAAAACCTATTCTCTTGTAGTGCCTGAATTTGAAAGTTGTTATGATGCCACTATAAGTCCGGAATTGTATTATAAAAGAGATAGGGTTCAATTTAAGGAGTGTAATCGTCAACTTTTGGAGGCGGTAAACAATAATGCCGATATCAGAAAAAAGTTTTCCGAAGTGCAGTTGGAACAATTGAGAAATGGCGAAACACCCGATGGGTATACATGGCATCATAGCGAAGAAACTGGTAAATTAAAATTAGTGAATAAAGAAATACATAAAAGAACCGGACATACCGGAGGACGAGCCATATGGGGCGGAGGAAGTAAATACAGATAA